AAAATAATTTCTAATAATTCCTTTAAAAGGTAAACCAGTCAATTCAGCAAATGAACCGTTTTTAAAACGAATCCATCTCTTTGCAAATTCATATGTATCTCTCGATACATGTGTTTTTGCTCGAGACACATCAACACCTCATTTACCCATAAGGGCCATATACTTTTGGGCGACTCTATAGTTTTTAATAACTATATCATCACCTAAAATTATATAATCTGTAAAATGATCAAGACCACATAAGTGAGCTGCTCATAATACAGATAAATGGTGTGTTAATGTGAAACTAGCTCAGGAAGAATAACACCCCATTGGCTGACCAACACTATAACAGTGTTCGCCATACAATGGAGAGTAATACTTCCTGTTAGTCAGGATTTGTTTCCAGTAGAATGAAAAAGGAAAATTATTACCATATAAGAGTGATAACACTTTCCTCTGTAATTCAACTGGAAAACGGTCAGTCGCGGCTGATAGGTCTAGACTACAGAATGGTTCATGGTCATCAGACCATGAATTCTGTGGATCCTGGGTAAAGGTACGATCTTGAGAGAAAGATCTTAATGATTTTAACAAATCATCGTGGATCTTTCTCAAAAAGAACTGAGATCAATAGTCAACCATGGCTATGATCCGCCTTTTCCCTTCAGGGTCATCAACAATTCCAAAGCGACCAATATATTTGTCCCTATCAATTTTAGAGTATGAACCGTCTTTCAACGGTTTTCTACCCTTTAATTCCATAGGCCCATCTCAATTTTTGAGTAAATCTAGATTAAAATCTAGAAACTCAGTAGTTGATTTGGACATGTAACATAGATTATAAAAATAATCTAACATATACTTAAAATCAGTTGATATGATTTTTAGGCTATGTAGGAAACTTAAGGAAGATTTTCCTTGAGGTCCTTGTTTCATTGACAAATATAGATCTCTCTGAGATCACTTTGGAAGACCCTTAACTAGATTCTTCTCTTTGAGAACAGACATTATAAATGACTTAGGTATAAAATACTTAACCCCTTTATAATGTCCATCAACAGTAGAAAAATCTGGAAGGATTTCTTTATCACTCGATAAAGGTTGTAAACCTCTAGTAATATTTAGAACTGACAGAAAATACTTTATGCCAGCAATATTACCATGTATTAACTCTTTAAAAGGTGATAAAAACACAGGAAAACCTTTTCGAGACTTCACTAGACGACCACGTTGTTTTATGGGTTTCCCACATAAATAACGAGTCACTAGAAGTCTTGATTCCTTCATATACTTTATCATAAACAAGTATCCATTATTTTTTCAAAGATACTTAATTTTTGATAGTATGAGGAATAATAATTTAATATTCTGTCCAGGATAAGAGTTTATTATTATATTTTTAATAATTAATTCTAAATCTTTAGATATCATATTAATTATAAAGGTTATATCATTCTTAATCTGCCATACCATAGGACCACACTCGTGACCGTCCCTTTCGCAAAATCATCGTCAAGGATTTCTCCTCGCAAAATCATCGTTGAGTTAAGGACGTTGGTCTTAAACACGCAGTTCTTTACTTAGTTTAAAATAGGTAGATAAAATCTATTATACACTAAGCTTAAGTCCTGTGTTGTATCTGAACAACAACACGGCATCCATTTGGTAGGTATCTAGGAAAGAAACCTAGCTACTTCTTAGCGCAGTAACTAGACACCCT